TACGAAGAACTTCAACAGAAGTTGATGCGGGTACTTGGTGGTCTGCAACCTGATAGTGTAGCAGAAGATGTACCATCTGCCTCACCAGCAGCTCCTGAGGTTGCTCCTGCATGGACACCTCCAGCAGCAACAGCAGAACCAGAGACAACTACAACTACGTCATTCGATGACGATGATGAGTCACTGGATTTCTTTAGGAAGCTTGCTAACGAATAAGCTTGGGAAGCTTAGGGTCGTAGATCTTCAAAAGCGCGAGTCATGATGTAGCGCGCGGGTCTACGACCCCTTTTTTATGTCCTAGATTCTTTGCCTAAAAATGGATCAATAGATCTAAATGTTGGTGTAGCTGAATCTAATTGAGATCTACCACTCGAGCCGGTAGGTGTAGAAACTAATGGATCCTTTTTAATTCTATTCATTACAATAGGTATAATTTTGGCCGCTTCATCACCAACAGAATCTTGAACTATATCAGTAATTTTTGTTTCTATATTGCCTACGGCATCGAGAATAGGCGGAGTAATTTCACTTGTCAATATTGATTCGATATCTCCCTCAAGTATTGCAGGCATATTTTTTACAATAGTTTCTATAGGTACACCTTCAACTTCTTCAGGCAATATGTCAATAATTTCTGAAGGCACATCACCTGCAACTAGTTGTTGCATCATATCAGGTGTTAAAAATTGGCCTTCTTGAGCGCTCATCAAACTCGTTGCAAATGATTTTATTTCTTCGACTGCACCTGTTTCTTTTTCTTTTTTCTTTCTATTAATAATATTAGTTGTAACAAAGTTATCGATGCTTTCTAAACCCTTATCACCTACAACGTCAAGTAAAGCTTCATCGAGTGTTCTGCCATACATCGTCTCATAATCATCTTCTAATTTCCATAAAGCTTGTTGTGTATCGATATCTTTAAATGCTGCGATTATTTCTTTAGGTTCTTCGGCTAAATCAAACATCCCTTCGCCCAACAAATCACCGAGCAACGCTGCTCCTCTCTTGTTACCAAATTTCTCATTCATTTCTTGATCTGAAGCAACGTCTTCTATTGATTCATTACCCATCATATATTCTACGGCTTCACCAATTTTTTCATCTATTTGTGTATTATCAGCAATCATATTACCAACACCTACACCCAGCGCCGCGGCGCCAAGACCTGCGCCGGCTATAGCAAGTACAGGCGCCATGGCCGCGGCACCCGCAGTGGTTGCTACTACAGCGCCCGCAGTAGCAATTAATCCCGCTGTTCCTAATGATCCGGCGATCAAATCATCTTCAAAATATTTTTCATATCCTTCTATACCAGCTTCTAATGTGTCTAATAGATCTGATTCTTCTTTAATTTCTGTTTCTTCTTCAGCTTCAGCGGCATCCATTTGATCGATATTATCCATTTGTGCTTCGATCATATCACCCATTTCTTCATCATATACAGGTTCGGCCGCTTCTTCGACTGTCGGATCTGGTGTGACCATATCTACGATGTCATCAGCAAACATAGCTAATCCGCCTAGAGTTGCGGCTTTTAAAGCTCTTGTTGCAGTTGCTAACATGCCAACACCCACCATGGCAGCACCAGCTTGCGCAGATGTTTTCAAAAATCCTGCTTTAGTTGGTTTATTTTTATTTTCTACATCTTCTTCATCGCGTCTTCTTTCATTATCTCTTTTTGTCTGAATGTTCAGACCTATCGCTTCTTTCAATGCATCTTTGATTGCTACTAAATTTTTATTTTGTAAATCGAGTCGCAAACTAATAGCATTCATATCATTGCGCATTGTATCTACAATATCAAACAATATTCCAATTTCTGCAATTTTTGTTGGTATCATTGTACCTGCAGCGATGAACGGATAGCCTCCTTCTTCGTCAATCTGAATATCTTCAATAATTTCTATTGTAGCAAGGGTACTTGCTTTTTCTTCATTATCTTCTAATTTTATTTGTGAAGCAGAAGTCATTAAAGCATTTAATGCTGCAGCAAATTGAGTAATATTAATAGTAGGATCTTCTTTATGACTAACAGATTCTTGAGGGATTGGAGCTCCAACAATAGTACCGCTAGCTCCATCGGGAGATGATTCAGAACCTTGACCACCGCCTAACATAGACCCTAAGCCGCCTAATATACTAACACCGCCCAGTGTCTTTGCAATTTTAGATTTAAAACCTGATGCTTTTGTCTGTATTTGTTGTTTTTTGGCGGCTGCTTTTTCTTTTCTGGCCGCTCGGAGTTCAGCTGCGCGCTTATCTCTATCAGCTTGTTCTTTTTTAGTACGATTGTTTTTGCGATCTGCAGGTTTAGCTGCCGCATCTTTCTTCGGTTTTGGCTTTTTAGCAGGTTTTTTCTTTTTCAATTTTCTAGCTAATTGAATAAGTTTTTTGGCGCCGCCAGTAATTAAACTTGCTTTACCCATTATTACACCTGATCTGATAATTCATTTTTATTTTTCATCTTTTGTATTTTTTCTTTTATAAAATCTAAATGTAAATCTCTTTCAAATGGAATCATGTTTTCGACTTCAGTTGTTGAATAATTATGATACTGAGTTATATTAAAAGTCAGTTTGTAGTGCGAATACAAATCTATATAACTCAGTCCAACATAAAAAAATCGTTTAAATTCCTAAAAACTGTTTTCTTGTCTTTACCGTTACTATTAGTATAGTATACTGTATGCTCGATCTTCGGCAATTGTTGGAAGAATTTTGCAATTTTAGCATATGATTCTACAGGCAATGCTTCGAGAAATTCGTCTTTTGTTCTTTGATCTTCTAAATCCCAAGCATATGTTTCTTCTTCATCAAAAACATATTCGATGCAATGTTTTACTAACTCGTATGTAATATCGCTTAACGAAGACAGATTATTGATTCTCTCAGAAATTTTAGGAGTTGGATATTTCATTACCAAACCTGTTACATCATCCAACATCACAGTTTTAGATATTTCTCCATCTGGATATTTAATTTCTACTTCGTTTAGATCAACTTCTAAATCATACTCGATGCCATCATCGCTATCAACTACTTTAAATTTGACAATATTACCAACTGAGACAGCCCGTATTTTAATAAACAAATATTCTAAATCAAATGTAGAACATTTATCGATATCGAAGTCTTCTGACACAACACAATTATTAATTACTTGTTTGATTGCGTTGTAGACTTCGTTTGTTTCTCCTGTTTCTTTCGATACTAAAAGAATTTTTTCTTCTTTGACAAGAAAGGGACGATAAAACAGTTTCTCTCCGGTCGAAGGTAAAGAAATTTCAAAGGATGGAGTTTGAATTTTAGGTAGTGCCATATTATAACCTTTTGTTTATCAATTAATTGAAAATTTGGTATAACGATAGCTAACATTGACTTTAGCTAATTCGTCATATGAACCCCAAGAAAAATTGATGGGTTCGACAGAAGTAGGAAACACCTCTTCGAGATGATATGTTTTGACAGGCGCTTGACTGTTTCTATTATGAATCATAATCATCATATCAAATACATAATCTTTATAGAATAAAGCGCCCATTTTTGCATTAGCTTGACCGGGTGCGCCGAAATCGATTATCTTATCGCCCCAATCTTTAAATTGTTTAAGTAATTCACCTTGATCATCAACAGTATGCACGACTTGTATTTCTTGAGGATTATATCGATATGGTATATTGTACATTTTACCATTACCATACGGCGAGAAATTATCAACTGAAAGCCACGCTAAACCTGGTGTTGTGACTGATTCAGCTCGCAAAACAACTTCTCTCCCATTTAGCGGAGTGCCAGTTAAAACAACTTGATACAAAGTGGCGGGCAAACTATCTTTGACTGTGCTGCGCCAAGAATCTACATTGAATGACATTTTATCTTCTCTGAATTAATTGCTTAGAGTCTTTCCATACGACATTCTGTTTTGATTTTTTAAATCTTTGTGTGGGTAGCATTAATGCTATATCCCATTCCTCGTATGGAATCCAAAGAAACCGTGATCTTACTTGTGAATTAAGATAACGTTTGACAGTAGGCCTAAAGTATTTATATTTTGCTGCATTATTTAATAAACTATAGTTTAATCGTAATTTTTTTGATTCACGTATATTATCTTGTCTTTCAATACTGTATAATCTATCCATTAAACGAGCTCTGAAAATGGGTGGCAAATAGTGCAAATTCATGCCGAGAAATCCATCAGTATATTTCTCTAAAACAAAAATCAGAGGAAACATATCATAATACGGTAGTTTTTCTTTATGTTTAGGATCATAGAAAAACATATACATTCGACCAACATCGAGTGCCACCATTTTATTATAAGTTCTAGCTCTGTTTCTTAGCTCGCGACGAGTATTTACATTGCGTACAGCAGAAGCAGTATCTCTGTACCAATCTCTTGCCTCTTCTGAACCTGGTTCAAAGCCTTCGGCTTTCCCATCATTTGCAATTTTCTGAAAGATATATGTGGCCATTAGAATTTAATGCCTAGTTCTTTTTCGGTGAGTATCATGAATTCCCAGCCTTGTTTCTTACAAAACTTTTCAGCTGCGACCCATTTAGATTTATTTATTCCCCATGTCCGCACTTCATATAAATACTTCTTAGTGAGCTTCTTTTGCGGAGTTGGCTCTACGGTTTCGTGTCTTGGTTTTATTTCCACTACGACCGTATCAAGTTTGCCTTCGCGATTGACTTTCTTTAACCAGAAGTCTGGAAAATATCTGTGCATTCTACCATCTATTGGTGATCTATAAGGAATGATTAACTCTTCACTAGCCCATTCTTTTACACTCGGATGATCATCAAGATACTTCATGAAGACTAATTCCCAGCGACTTCTATAAATAATATTGGTAGGATCACCGCGATACTTTCGAGGATTTTTTGGTTTAAAAGTTCCTTTATAAGTTTTAGCCATACATTTATATATAGGAAACCACATGGCAATTGACAAAACTTCACTAAATTCTATTGGACCATTAGCTGGTCAATTAAAAAGCAATCTTTCTTCTATAGAAAAAACTCAAATGGCCGCTGTAAAAAATATCGGTTCATCTCTGACGTCAAATCCTGGCGTTATCAATGGAGATGTTAGCGGGACTATTTCACGCGCCACAAATAGTCAAAAATCGATGTTAGAGTTAGGTACTACATTAGCCGCCAAATTAAATGGTGCCGGCGCTATACCAAAAACATCGAGCGATGCATTGATACCAGCTGTTGTCAATTCTGTTCAAGAAAAAACTAAATTACCTGGTTTGTTTCCTAAAAACCCGGTTGATATGAATATTGCTAGCAACCGAGTACCTGATCCATATAAGACAAGTCCGCAAGAAAGAATAAAGAAAAAGAAAGAACGATTATTAGGTAGAGAAGATTACCGTTATGATGGTTTAGATTATCCGCCAGATTTAAAACAAAATGCAGCAGCGCATCTCGAACTTCAGTTCCATCGTTATGAGCGCCCTTCACCCACAGAATCCGGAAAAACAGCACTCGATGAGACTGTTAGATTACCGATACCTGAAGCTTTTAATGTATCACACGGCATTAGATATGAAGAAAGAGATACCGGTGTGTTGGGTGAAATGGCTCAGACAACCGCTGGTCAAAGTCTTGCAGCTGGCATGAGATCGATGAGAGATGGTAAAGAAGTAGATGCAGGTCAATTGATATCGAGTATGGGGGAAAATTTCAAAGAAGATGCAGCTAATGTATTAAAAAGCGCAGCATTTTTAAAATTAGTTGATTCAGAACCAGTTTTGGGCGGTATTGCTGGTCAAATGGCTGGTACTATACCAAATCCTCATCCTTCTGTATTTTTTAAAGGTTTAGATTTACGAGAATTTGATTGGAGCTGGAAATTTGTACCGAGATCTGCCGAAGAAGCCGCTGTATTAGATAAAGTTTTAAGATATATCAAAGAAAAAATATTGCCAGTAAATGCCAATACATTTATTGATTATCCACATTTAGTACAGCCTGTAGTAATGCCAGAAGACGGACTATGGGGTAAATTTAAAAAATGTGCAGTAAAAAACTTTAGTATAAACTTTTCCGACGAAGGTACTTCTGCATTTTTTCAAAATGGGAAACCCGTTTCTATTAGATGTAATATGAGAATACAAGAAGTAGAAATGTTTGTATCTAGAACTGAGGGTGGATCATGAGTATTCGTCATCAATATTTTAGAAAATTTCCGTTGATTGCATATAATGGTGAACCAGCTGTCAATATTTTAAGACGAGTAGATTTTAATAATAAAGTAAAAGATTTTTACACGGCTTTCTATGAGACCGAAATAAAAGATGGCGAAAGAATAGAAACAATAGCTTATGATTATTATGATGATGTTGATTTAGATTGGTTAATATATCATACAAATGATATCATAGATCCATATCATGATGTTCCGCTCGAAGATTCAGTTTTTCTACAACACATCAAAAATAAGTATGGATCTATAGAAAAAGCCCAAGCAAAAACTTTTGTATATCGTAATAATTACCGCGGTGATATTTCTGTATTATCGTATGATGGATATAATGCTTTGCCTACAAATCACAAAAAATATTATGATCCAGTCAGCAATGTGTCAGGCGTAAGAGGTTATCAGCGCAAAAAAGAAGAAATGTATGCTTCTACAAATATGAATATTTCTTATTCATTTAGTTCAGAAGTTGCAAATACTTTTGATATTGATGAGCTAGTCAGATTTTCAGATAGTGTAGCGACTGTTTCAGCTGCAAATACTTCTGCAGTTATATTAAAACATGTTTCAGGTGATTGGAGTACAATGACAACCAATTTTGATGTGACTGGTGATGATTCAAAACAAACAATAAATTTTGATCATAGTACATATACTCTTTTACAAAATGTAATCCCAGCTGATGAACAAGTATATTTTTCTCCATATAGTTATTTTGATTTAGAATTAGAAAAAAACGAATTAAAGAGAAATATATACTTAGTTGATGATTCATATACAGTTACTCTTAACGATCAACTCGATAATTTGATGAAATAATATGGCTAGACAAGCAAATGATGCCGGCGACATTATCATTGTAGGTGATAAGATTGAGCTGACAAAATTTAATGGATCAAAACCAATGAACATTCATAATATTGTTCAGAGGTTTGATATTTTTGAATCTTTAGATAATCATACAGTGACTGCTGATTTTTATATCGGTGAAGGCATTGATTTAGTCAACGAGTATCCGCTCGGTGGTGAAGAACTGATATCAGTAAAATTGCAAACACCTAATAGAAAAACTATTTCATACGATTTTTTTATAGAAAGTGTAGTCGCGATGCGAGCCAATGATCAATCGAATATGCGATATTATATTTTGCGCTGTACTACAAAAGACTTTCTAAAAAATAGTTTTAAAGTTTATACGAAAAGATACAAAGATATGTTGTATCATGATGCTTTATTTAATTGTATTAAGAACGATTTAAATGCAGAAGTAGATTTAAAAACTATAGAGAATACAAAAGGCAAATTTGATTACGTTGTCAATAATGTCAGACCATTTCAAGTAGTAGATATTATTAAAGAAAGAGCAGTATCAGCTGAACAAAATAAATCATCGCTCTTTGTTTTTTATCAAGACAATGAAGGCTATCATTTTCAAACAATAGAAAAACTAATTAAAGACAGAAAACCTCAAGCTTCAGAAAAAAACTTTGTTTTAGATACAGTGAATAGAGTAGCCGATTATGGAACTGATATAAACTTTAGAAATATTTTATCGTATGAAACAATATCACAAGGTTCATCAATAGGCAAAGTAATGAAAGGAGCTATGAGAAATCAAATTCGTCAATTTGATATACATCGTGGCACATATTATTTAAAAGAAGAATACAATAATCCTGTTGATCATACAAAATTTGCCAAAACAGATGATCCAAATGATTTTAATAGTTCAGATTATAATAATTTTACTACCGTGCGTCCGGGCCTGACACGAATGTCTGTAAAAGATGGTACACGAGAAGAAATGGAACATAATAAAAATATACATTTTCAACGGGCTTTTCGTGAAAGAATGTTTCAATATTCTATACGATTTAGAACATATGGTGATACAAATATGAGAGTTGGTGATATTGTTAATCTTGATTTACCAATTATAGCTGGTACGACTGAAAGTAGACCACGAGGTAAAATCTTTGTATCTAATTATATCGTAACTAATTTAAAGCATCGTTTAGAAAAACAACATGACGGCAGATTTAATCATTTTTTGGTAATGGAAGCTGCTAAACCAAATCAGTTTAATCAGCCTTTGGGATAATGAGATGGCATATTATAATTTAGGTGAATCTTTTAATTGGTTTGTAGGCAGAGTTGTCAAGCTTGATCCTGAAGAAGAAAAACAAACTCAACGTTATCTTGGCCGTGTAAAGGTAAGAGTATTACATGATCAAACTGGTGAATTAGGAAAAGTAGAAGGTACATATGGTATTAATGATGAAGATCTATTGTGGGCGTGGCCGCTTTCTTCTATTCAATCTTCGAGTTTAAGTTATCGTAAGATAGTTGAATTAGAAAAATTTGAGACACCATTTTGGATTGATGCTGTTGGTACATCTCCGACCGGTATTGCAATTGGCACATATGTATTTGGATTTTATCTCGACGGTCATGAAGCAAATATTCCAATTATTTTTGGTACGTATCATAAAAATTCATTATATCCTGAGCCGCCTACTGATAAAGCTACAGGTGAAATGCTACAGGTAGATGTACCAACTGAAGAATATGAATACATGGATGTATCAGCCTTAGCGAAAGGTTGGTGGTCTGATAAACAAAGAGTGGCTAATCATCCTCTCGGTCAAGATTATGAAGCTGAAATTGCACCTGAAATAGGTGGACAATTATTACCTAAACATCCGTATAATTCTGGTAAGTTAGGTCTAGTAAAACAACCGCCATCAGATTATGATACAAAATATCCATATAATTTAGTTCATACTACAAAATCTGGACATGCGATAGAAATTGACGATACTCCAGGCCATGAAAGAGTTCATATTTGGCATCGTTCAGGAAGCTATGAAGAAATTTCTAATGGTCCGCCAGAACAAAATAGAGATGGATTAAAGGGAGCATATCCACAAAATATGGGGCCTAATGCATGGGAAGAACCAGATTATTCCCATACATCAGTAAAAGAAAAGTGGGAAGGAAGACGAGTTAGAAAGACTACAGAAAATGAATATAATATTGTTGTAGGAAATAAAGAAACACTTGTTCAAGAAAGTTTAAAGATAGAAGTTGCTAATAATACTACGTCAGGTATTAGTAATAACGAGTTTCATACGACAGGCAATAATATGTTTATTGCCGTTGGATTTGCACCGCGAACAACAACTGATGGCGAGAGAGTAATAAAATCAAAAATAGCTCGTTATCAAAATGATGAATTTATTTGGAATAATGCTGAGAATAAATTATTACAAATTATGGACAAAAAAGTTTTGCCCGAAAAACAACAGGCAAACTTTATTACTGATGTAGCAAACAACGTACAACTACATATCGGTTGGTCATATACGTATGCACGAGAACTTGACGAGCATTCAAAGAAAAATTATTATATAGAGCTAGCAAATAATCAAGTCACAACTATTGGTTGGATACCGAGAAATAATGAAAGAGGTGATGGTGAATCTAGACAGTTAAGTGATATCGAAGTTGTCAGTCAATATACTGATGTTAAAAATAATAGTCTACTGAATATTGGTTGGAAACCTCTTGACGATGCTAGAAATATCACAAAAACTGATGTAGCAAATAGATATGAAGATATTAGAAATAATAGTTTTACAACTGTAGGTTGGAAACCAGTTGATGAAGCTAGACAAGTTACAGACAATGATGTTACTAACAGCTATTTAGATATCAAAAATAATCAATTGTCTCTCGTTGGTTGGAAACCAGCTAGTGAAAGCAGAACAGAATATGGAACTGCGAATCATATTACTGACGTTAAAAATAATACGTATTTAAATGTTGGTTATGATCCCGCAGGGAGTGATGCGAGGCAAGCTAGCGATGATGATGCATTTAATTATTATGTTGATGTTAAAAATAATGCTTCTCATACAACTCAAAATAACTTTTATCTCAGTGTAGGTAATTTACCAGCAGATGAAAGAAAAAGAGGGAATGAGGAAAGAGGTTTATATATTGATGTATCAAATGAATGGGTGACGCGCGTAGGTACTGACATGGCGCTCGACGTTAGAGGTAATCAAACGCTAAATACTATTGGCAATACATTTTGGGATATGCATGGAGCAGCTACATTTAATTCTCGCAATGAATTCACTGTAAAATCTGAGGTGGGTGTGACATTCGATACTCCCAGTGTATCTATTCTCGGACCATTATTTGTACGAGATGGCATGGGAACAAAAATCGGTGTTTCGGATACATTTACAGCATTGAATGGTAAAGTAGTAACAGTGACTAATGGTGTAATAACTGGTATAGAATAAGGTAAAAATAATGTCAGTTGAAAAAACAATAGATCGACTCAATGAAATGAAAGCGGAACTTGAAGCCGCTACAGGCATGACTGAGGTAGAAATACCTGGTCCTCCTGAAGGCCAAACTGCAATGGTCGCAGGAGAGTTTAGTTGTGAAAGATTAGAAATGCTAGTTGAAGAACACGTAAAAACTGTTGTTGATATGATTAAAGGAAAAGCACAAGAGATTAGCGAGTTAATGTCTAATTATGCACCGATATTATCATTACCATCTGATCCGTTAAAAATAATTAAATGGGCTAAAAAGGTAGTGACTGGAATGGCAGGTCCAGCAATCGAGGCGGCAATTAAACTGGCTATACAGATAGCTCAATTGGCTGGAGCATTGGCTGGATTAGCAGCGGCTGCAGCACAGGCCGCTACGAGATTAGCTAATTGTATTACCGATTTAGTTTTTGATACACTCAGCACTCTCAAAAATACTTTACTCGAAAATGCAATTGGTTTATATAATCAAGCAACCGGGATTTATGAAAGTCTGAAAGATCAGGCCTTAGAGCAATTGGGCTTTAATGAATTACTTGATCTCAGAGAAGATGTACTAGGCCAGGTCACTACATTGATGGATACAGTAGGAGAAATAGAAACTGCTGTTGATAGCATTAATCAAAGTGCCGATACTTTAAATAATATAGAAATACCCGCGGGAGTTTAATAATGAGTACATGTCATGTTGATTTGAATCCCGATGGAACTCGCAGTCATACTACTGAAGGCAATTTAGTTCCTTCTTATTCGACAGTTAATGGTGTAGCCGTAAATGGATCTGCATACCATCTACCAATATTTCCATATAATGTTATTAATGTTGCAAATACATTAAATTTTTCGAATGATACAATTGGATTTGTCGAGTTTTGTAATCAATTAGAAACAAACGCTTATCAGTTAGCAAATGATTTAGCAGCATTAGCTAATACTAAAAATACAGAAGCTGCAAATGTGAGAGATGATGTTGGAAATACATGTGAAGTAGATTTTGATATTCAGGCTAATAACTTTATTATAAATTGTAATGCTATGGTTGTAGATCAATGTGATGGTATATTACCTGATGTACAATTTTATAGCAATGATTTTAATGTTGAAGCCAATAATTTTGTAATCAATTCTGATGTACAATTTTACAGTAATGAATTTAATGTAAATGCTAATGATGATTTTGATGTTAAAGCTAATAATTTTGTAATCAATTGTAATTCAACATTTACAATTGAACATAACGGAGGGAATGATCCCGAAGTTATTATAAATTGCGACAATTTTAAAATTGTTAGTCAAGGAGTTACTATTACAGTTTCTGGTGGCAGTATATCGATAAGCGGGGGCACTTTAGATTTGCCGGCCGGTACGACAGTTGATGGTTCTGCTATTGCTACTCTAAATCATACTCATACACCCGGAACATTAGCAGCAGATATTAACACTGGCGCAATTAGTGGTAGCACTGGTATTGGATCATAAATAGAAATTAAAAGAGAAAACCATGGGTGTAAAAACAGCCAAGAAGAATGACGAATATAAGCTATCAGATAAAAGACGTGATTTTTATAGCGATTTTAATCATACTTTTTTAGCTCATCCTCATACTCAACAAATTAGCCGTAAAACTAATGCTGATGCTGTTAAAATGGCATTGCGCAATCTTATTCTCACTAATAAATATGAGAAGCTGAGAAATCCCGATTTTGGTGGTAATATTAGAAGACATTTATTCGAGCCATTCGATGATCAGCGGATACCTCAAGAAATTGAAAGACATATTAAAGAGCTCGTAAAAAATTATGAGCCGCGAGTTCGATTAAACAGCGTTGAAGTAACTTCAAACGAAGAATACAACGAAATGAATGTACATATAGTTTTTAGTATCATTACATCTCAAACGGACGAAACGCTAGACATCACACTTTATAGAGTACGTTAAAATGGCCGCAAGCAAAAATCTTACAACTCTCGATTTCGATAGCATAAAACAAAATCTAAAAGAATATCTATCCGGTTCAAAAGAATACGGTCATATCTTTAAAGATTATGATTTCGAAGCTTCGAATATCAATGCTCTTCTTGATGTTTTAGCATATAATACGAATCTAAATAATTTTTATATTAATATGATAGCAAGTGAAATGTTTTTAGATTCTGCTTTATTACGTGATTCAATTATTTCTCATGTAAAAGAATTAAATTATATTCCTCGATCATTTAGATCTGCATATGCACGTGTAAATATTGTGCTAACAGATAATACTACGAATGCTACGGTTTTGATTCCGCGCGGCACTACTTTTACTGGCACTTCAGGAAATAAAAACTTTACGTTTACTACTTCAGAAAATATACAAGCTCTACAGACGGACACAAACCAATACACGGCTGAAGATGTTATTCTATATGAAGGAGATTATGTAAAAGACTCTTTTGTTGTTGGTCAAACAGCTCGCTATATCGTAACAAATAAAACAATTGATACTAATAGTATTAAAGT